TACGGTGAACACTAAAAATACAATTGTGTGGTTCTTTCAGGACCACCAATGGAAACAACGCCACGCGCAAGTTAAGCAAAAAGCTTCAAGCGTCAGGCATCAAGCTCCTATATTCAGGAAGCTTCAAGCATCAGGCGACAAGCATCAAGCCCCAGGCAGCAAGCTTCAAGCTTCAAGCCACAAGCGGCAAGCTCCGAGATCCTAGAACCATGGAACATGGATATTGAAGAAGTTTTAGGGGTACAAGGACCAAGGGCCTTTACCATAATAAATGTATTCTTAGGATGACGTTTATGAAACGCAATTTGATGCGGACTGAACCTGATTTTTTTACTTTTCGTTACCTTGAGTTCTATAGTACAAAAGTTCCCAGAAGTATTATAGACCAATAGATCAGGAGTGCCAAGTAAGCTGGAATTCTCCAGTCTAATAAGCGAAAACTCTTTAAAATTTCTTTTGATTTGTTGATAGAATTTTGCCTCTGGGCCCATATGTTTTTTAAGGTAACCACTGCACTTAATAATTAAGTTTTGGTGGTATAATAAAATTAGATTTTTTAGTTGTTTTCAATACAAGACGATGCGCACTGTGTCCAGTTTGACCTACGATCGGTGTGTTGTTTTCGTGTACTTCCATCTTTGTAATCTTTTCTAAATAACCATTTACTTCTACCATTATGATCGCATTAGAAATAGCATTACCTTGTCTACTGCCGTCACTTTTAGCTTCTGTGAATTTAGATAAAAATTCCTGTAAGTCTTGAACTCTCATTATTTTTTTATCTTTAATTCTAATAGCTGAACTTCTTCCGTAAGTCTATCAATTTCTTTCATTAACTCTTGATTTCTTCTATCAAGTTTTGTTACCGCAGTTGCCATGTCGACAGCAATTTGTTTTGTGCCTTTCAATTGATTTTCAGTATTGATGTACAAACTTTCTCTGTCTTGATATTTTTTTAGATCAGCTCTGTACTGCTCTGTTAACAATGTTAAATCTAGAGGACCTCTATCTTCATTTGTAATCGTAGATTCATTTTCATGACTCATATCTTCTCCATGTTCTTTCAAATTAGTATATGTGCGCTTATCTTTCATACCTTGACTTTATAGGATGATTACCTTAAATTGTCAACATGGGACTTCCAAAAAGATTGACAGAAATGCAAAAAAGATTTGCTGAGCTATTGGTATTTGGTGGGCCTGATGGACCACTATCTAAATCAGAAGCAGCTGAGCTGGCAGGATACTCACCTAAACGATCACGTGTTGAAGGTAGTGAACTTACGAATCCAAGACACGCACCACTAGTAGTGCAATACATCAGTAAACTTCATGACGAACGATTACAAAAACATGAAGTAACTTATTCCAAACACATAGCAGAGCTAGATAGAATTAAATATAAGGCTTTAAAAAAAGGTTCTTTCTCATCAGCTGTAAATGCTGAAGTAAGCAGGGGTAAAGCAGCAGGGCTATACATAGACCGAAAAATAATAAAAACTGGGAAACTAGAAGACATGTCAGAACAAGAATTAGAAGCAAAAATGAAACAAATTTTAAACGACTACGCACCTCTTCTAAACGTGACACAGACAATTGATGCTGAGGAGATTGAAGATCAATCTGCATCTTCTGAATCCTCTAACTGAGTTTTAAGCATATCTATCATCCAATCATTATCTCTAAATACACCCATCATAATATTAGTTAATTGATTTACTACGGCTTCTTCGTGCTCTGGTTTTTCTAATGCTGCCTTTTCTTGATTAAGACCTGCAACCTGAACAGCTGCGTGCATTATCTCATGAAATATTGTGTTAGCCATTTCTTGACCACACAAATCATGTTGAACTTGTATAACATTTTGTCTGTAATCATACTCACCAAAACAATCAGTTAACTCCCATTTTTTATAATTAGGTCTAACATATCTAATCTTAATATCTTTGTAACCAACTCTAACGTTGTTAGGCAAGTCATGAGTCTCTACAGGTATCGGTTTAGCTTTCTTTCTAAAATGTTTTGTTTTCTTTCTAATTTTCATTTCTGTATATGTATCTAAAAAAAATCAGTTTTACCAGAATTTTGTATCGCGCGCGCATAGGCAATCTGTAATATAGCCCTAGGTGACATTATAATCTGTCACATGACACTTTTTAAAACCACAATTTGGCAGACATTAGTTATGTATACCAACACTTTTAATCGAAGTGACAGATTAGACACTTTTTCTAGAGTAGTTTTTTTTATTTTTTTTATTTCTTTTCCCATACATATACACTGTCATTATGGTGTGGTATTTATGCAACACATTGTGGCATTAATGTCACAATACAGCTTTCTCTGCCTTTTTTCCGCCATAATATTTCCTCATTACGGACAACTTATCTTCAGCTTCTGCAATAATCTGTAACAGTTTGTCAATCTCACCTGTTATATCTATGTGCTCGGGTATAACTAAGTTCTGTTCACAAATTATTTCAATCTTGTAATTAGCATCTTCAATCGCTGCTTCATATCTTTTTAGAATAGTTCTAAATAGTCTATCGTTCATTTTACACTCTTTTTGTTTTCCCAGATATTATTATTAAACACTTGAATGAGTCTGGATATCTCAACCTCGTGTTCTTTTTTAAATTTATCTTTAAAAACTACCTTACAATCATCCGCAGGTAATTTAGTTTTTCCATATAATATTACAATATCATCTATCATTTTTTACCCTCCGTCATTTCTTTCAGCAAACCAGGTAGGTCGCTTTGTTTGATTATGTTTTCTTTCTCATCACGCATAAGTTCATTATACATGTCAATTCTTTTTAGTGCCTTGTGCTTCCAGGCTCGAAGGCTTGCTCCCTCAGTTTTGAACTCTTGATAATATAAATCAGGCGTGCATACCATGATAACTCCTTGCTCAATCTTACTGCCGTAGACGTAGTCGTGGGCCATGGCGTACATAGCAATTTGCATGTAATAATCTTCGATCCATTCTTCTTTTTTCGGACGATTACTTTGCTTGAAGTCGACAATAGTTTCTTTGCCATTATGCAGGCAAACCAAATCTGTTGAGCCCGCGTATAGGCCTGGGTAGTGTAACGTAACTTCAGAACCATAATACTCTTCCACTGGCGCAAGGCCAATCTCAATAATCTTGTCGGCCATGGGACGCGCCTCTTGTCCAATCCTTGTAAGATCAACGCACCCAGTCCCCAGGACATAGTGTTCCAGGAATTTGTGCATACATGTCCCCCTATTACTAGAATGGTTTTTAATTCTGTCTGCTTCTTGTTCACCTACTTTAGCCTTCCACTTTTTTATAAAATCTTGATTTTTGGTGGCTCCTAATATCGTAGTCACAGACGGAAGTCTATAATTATTTATTTCGTAAACCCTGGTCCCTGTTCCAGGATCCGTGAGTTGTTTACCTTTGATGTAGTTGTATTTATTACTTTTTTTTATACCATGAACCTTAGCTTTTTTTTCAAGTTTATCGATTAACTTTTGATACTCCATAGCTTCCTTATCATTCATCATGGTCACGCTCCGCTCTATTACGCTTTGACTGCTCGTAACTTTCTTTTAAATCTTCTTCTTCTTTTTTACCAAAAATTTCAAACCAACGTTTAGTATAAGTGTCATTAGTCGGTCTAGACTTACCATCATACTTAAATTTTTTTTTCATAACTTTTTCTTTAACTCTTCTAAATAATCATTGTTCTCTTGATTTATATTTAACTTATTCATGGCAATTTTTTGTTTATCTCTTAAAATTTTAGCATGCTTTCTCCAGGCCCATGCGTTTAATGTACCTGCGTATTTCATAATTACATGTAAGCTTTCGTATATTATTTTATCAAACATTATCTTTTCTTTCAAAAGGTACAACATTAGTCATGTCTGTTTTCTTAACTTTTTTAGTACGTTTAGTTGGCATAGCATCTAAAACTTCTCTTGTATCTAAATCTACAAATACAAGTTGCACATCTAACTCTTTCTGTTTTTTAGTTGTTGACCTATTTACTTTATAACCATTCTTAGTGCGTAGACTTATAGCTTTAACATCTACCAATATCACATCACCGGTGCCATCTTCATCAATCAACACCAGATCAACTGGACCATGTTGTGACATGTTACGATGCACAGAATAACCTATGTTAATAAAATATTCAGCAGCAATCAGTTCAGCACGATCACCTTTTATATGTTTACTGTGGGCCATAATTTCCTTTCATCATATGTTTTAATATTGTCGTATAGGGATTAGGGGTCAAATCCCTAGTGCAACTTGCGAGCATTACCTGTAACAATATCATCATTAACATAAACGTCAATAACTTCGGACTCATCCACATATATTTCCCCTTCCGAGTCACATGTTACACATTGTGCAACTATGTGTTCTCTACCTTCTTCTAACACAAGTTTAACATATCCATTACCACTACAGTCTGGACATATTGCAGAGTGCTTACGCTTTTTTAAATTTGCCATTTAGTTTCTTCGCTTTCTCGTTTGCAATTGATTCAATGGTTTTGCTTATTGATAGTTGTGCATCGGGCAATAATACCTTCGACAAACTTATCAATGTCTTGTATGTTTCATGTGTTAAAGAAACATTTCTATATTTAGTTATATCAGTCATTATGACTTCCTTTCATTTAATTGTGAGCAATATATAGGATGTTAACAAGGATTTGTCAATGATAAAAATAGTTTTATTAATGGTTTTATGTAGTGAGATTGCGAGCAATAACTGTAAAGTTATCCCAACACCTGTTGTGTTGTTTGATGACTATAGTAGCTGCCTAGTTTATGGCTACGAATACTCACACAAATTAATGGCAAGTTTTGATTCTGAATGGACTAACAGCATGAAAGCTTACACAAAATTTTCTTGTGATCCAGATAAAATTATCTAATCACAAATACAGCCAATAAAATTACCACTACCATTATTCATGATGTGTAGGTTTAGTGTGTCTGCGTATCCGCTTAGTTTTGCTCGGAGTATGTCGCATATCCCCATGCAGTCTACTGGTGCCAATAAAGATATATGTTCCATCGTCTGCTTTGTGACAGGAATTAATTGATAAAGTCCGTCGTTGAAAATTATCAGTTCCATTAGTCATCGTCCATTACTTTAGAATCAAAGTTCCGTGTTCCGTGAGCTATGATCTTTCTTACACCTGGTCCCTGCAACTCTATTGTTGCATATGATGACCATGCTTTTTTAATTAGGTTTAATTCTAAAATTAAATTAGACCATTGTTTTTGAGTTATATCTTCACTTGTTATAGTTATTTTTTTTTCTTTCATACCCTAAGACTAGGATAATTTAGGATAGTTGTCAACCTCTACCTTGGCCTTTGTAACGTTGTTTTTTTGAACTTAATTTTTCAGATTTATTTTTTGATTTCTTGTGGACTCGCCTACGTTTCTTAGGTTTATCACGAGGGGTAAAATATTTAAAACTTTGTTTAGCCATCTTTCCATTCTTTTACAAAATGCGAGCCACCATCTGTACGTGATGTCATAACAGGTAAATAACTTATCTTACCATTTACATGTTGATGCAGATCCGCACCACAGTTCATACATCTAAAAAGTTCTGACGTAAGTCCTACCAACATAGTTATTTCACTACATGTTGGGCACTCACCATTTACTACTTCTGCCTGTATTTTCATTAATTTAGTATAAGCTTTTTTATAGATTTTTCACCTAAATAAATTTCTGTTTCTGCTTTAGATTTTATACATTGATATTCTACACTTTTAGAATTATTACCACGCATAGCAACTCTCTTACCTTTTAAACAGTCACTCATTGCAGGTTGTATTCTGTGCTCCTTGATTTCTCCGTTGATGATCATCAAAAGGGCTACAACAATTTCTGTCATTTAATGATCTCCATT